TTTATCAAGGCGACGAGTTAAGACCTTCTAGTAGAGGCGTTTCGAAAGAAGAAATCTTACGGCTATATAGCCAAGAAGCTACAGCAGGCTATATGTATAAAGCTACATCTAAGCAAGACCCAAAACTTGCTAAATGGATTAATGTAGACGACGAAGACATTTATATTAATCGTTTAACAGATAAAGACCCTCTTAGTCCTCTTAAATTTAAAGGTGAATCAAAGAAACCCGTGGCTGACCTCGACCCCAAAACCGCTACTCTCCGTGAAGTTGCCCAAGCTTACGCTGAAAAATCTAAGCGTAAAGACTTTGTTGGGCCTACTATCCAGTATTTTAAAGAAATAGCTGATGAACCCGGTTCAGCTTTACGATTGTTTGAAAAAGATGCCGAAGGTCGCACTCTTTTATCTAAAACATTTACCAGCCTTGACGAAAATGCGCCTATCAAGGCTGCGATGCAGAATCTCAGACAGGTAGGCATTCTTCTTAAAGAAAAAACAGGTCCTGATACACCAGAATACAAGTTGCTACCTGATGAGAAGCCCGATACAGCCTTAAACAAACGTATCTTTGGTAGAGCAGAACCACCCAAATCAGAAGCCCAAATAGCAATTAGTTCTGACCCTAAAAAACAAGCAAGACTGTTTGAAGGGGTGTCCCAATTTTTAGATAACCCTGAAACTAGACCTGCAGCATTGGCTATTCTGTTCAATTTAAATACGGGTCTGCGACCTAATGCTGTATTAAATCTTACTTTAGATAAGTATTTTCCAGACACCGGAGCAGTTTACATCGAAGCTGATGTGCAGGGTGCTAAAGGTCGTGCGGTTAATATACCTTTAAATCCCGTTGCTGATTCTATTTTGCAAGAATTGCTACAGGGCAAAAAACCCGGAGACAGGTTTTTTACTAAGTCAACAGGCGCACAAGTTAAAACAGATGACATAAATAAAATACTGAGAACTGTAAAAGTCCCTCAGATAATGTACGACCAATCCACCAAAAAGTTTTACGACTCTCTTCATCCAGAAAATGGGCCGGGCAAAACAGGCTCTCCTCTTCTTCGTAATGTACATTCATCTGTTGCTTTATCTCTAGGTATACCTCAAGAACGAACAGCATATCTACAAGGACGTAGTTTAAAGGCTGCATCAAAAGGTTCTACAGGAGAACTGGCGGGTTATCAAAAAGCATTTCCGGGAGAGGTATCTGATGTAGATAGAGAGTTCTCTTCACAAGTGTCATCGTTTTATGGCAAATCTGCAGCAGAAGCCGGTTTTGATATCCAATCCAAAATCCCGATGCCAGAAACTCGCATCACGACCCAAACCGCAGGATACGAAGGTTATTTTGACCTTCCGGTTCGCGAAGAGGTTCCTGTTTCAAAACCAACCAGCACATCCCCCGAACCAAAGACATTTGATGACTTATCCGACACTACAAAAGGTTTCTTAGACCGTAATGGTATCGACTTCAATAATTTGATTAATAACTTTGGCAAGAAAACTCTCAAGGTAGTAGGTGGCGCATTAGCTATAGAAACGGTTCGCCAAGCGGTTCAAGAACCTGCTGCGTTTGCTGCAGAAGTTGGTATGGAGGTAGGCGCACGGGCTTTGGGTCTTGCTGCTGCCCCCGCCGCTGCAGTTCCGATGATGCTCGCTCCTAGCGAACTAGCTTCCGGCGAACTCCGCCCAGAAGACCAGCCCCTCGAACCCGCTGGCCCCTACGCCGGACAAGACTTCATCCCAGCCCCCGAAGTAGAGCAGGGAACGTCACGAACAGACATGGCACGTATTGCCAGAGAAGATACGGGATTTATCCCAGAACCAAGCAGGGTTCCTGAAGCCGCCCCTGTAAGAGACGAAGGCTTTTTATCTAGATAAGGAGAGTACCATGGATAAGATGGGTGCCGCTTACATTATGAACTCCGACAAAACGTCAATTGACGACCAAGGTGGTGCAGCCAAGCTGTATCGTGAAGGTCTTGAGTTCAACACAATGGCAAAGCAAGGCGTTCTGACTGAGGACATGCCGAAGAAAATGACTAAAACGGCAGTGGACCCCTCAGTTATGAAAATGGCTGAAGAACGCGACTACTAAAATCAGATGTCAGAAGATAACTTTCTCCAACCAGCCGACGACACTACTGTTTCGGTTCACGCCCCAGAAGAGCAAATGCCGGGGCTGGCTGCGTATGTAAAGTCACGGTTCGAAGATGCTGAGAACGGGCGATACGCCCACGAACAGCGTTGGCTCCAAGCCTACAAGAACTTCAGGGGTATCTACGATTCAACGACCCAATACCGTGATTCAGAACGGTCGAAGGTCTTTGTTCGTATTACCAAGACAAAGGTTCTTGCAGCGTTTGGTCAAATCATCGACATCCTGTTCGCAAACAAGAAGTTTCCTCTTGTTGTGGAAGCCACTCCCGTACCAGAAGGTATCGCGGAGTTTGCTCACATGGAAACCCCTTTGGACCAGATGCAACCTCAAGACCCCTATGGGTTTAAAGGTGATGGTCGCGAACTGGCTCCGGGTGCATTGCAAGCAAAACCGGGCGGCGACTTTCTTGGTGGCCTTCAGAAGAAGTACGAGGGTATTCCCTTGGCAGCGGGTCCGGCACGGATGGGCGAACCTCAGATTAGCCCTGCCCAAGAAGCAGCCCTTCGAATGGAAAAAGTTATTCACGACCAGCTAACCGACACGAACGCAGTCAACGTTATGCGTAACGCTGTGTTTGAATCGGCCCTTTTGGGTACGGGTATCGTAAAAGGTCCCTTTAATTTCTTCAAGCGTGTTCACAAATGGGAACGCGACGAAAACGGCGAACGCTTTTACAACCCAGAAGAAAAGACCGTTCCACGGATTGAAATGGTGTCTGTGTGGGATTTCCACCCTGACCCATCTGCTACTAGCATCGAAGACTGCGAATATGTTATTCAACGTCACCGCATGAATCGCCAACAGCTTCGTGCGCTTATAAAGCGTCCTCACTTTATTTCAGAGGCTGTTGAAGAGTGTCTTGCCAAAGGTCCTAATTACGAGGACAAGTATTACGAAGACACTATTCGCGAAGATGAAACAGAACCCTATTATCAGGGTAACCGTTACGAGGTTCTAGAGTATTGGGGTGTCTTGGATTCCAAGATGGACTACGAAGCAGGTCTTCCTGAAGCTGACGAGATGTCAGAGTTCGACGAACTACAGGTTAATGTCTGGGTTTGCGGAAACATGGTTATTCGCTGTGTCCTAAACCCGTTCACACCAGCCCGTATTCCGTTCCAAGTGTTCCCTTACGAAGTTAATCCTTATCAGCTTTGGGGCGTTGGTGTAGCGGAAAATATGGAAGATGCTCAGAAGTTGATGAACGGTCATGTTCGCATGGCTATCGACAACTTGGCTCTTGCTGGCAACCTTGTTTTTGACGTGGATGAAGCTAGTCTCGTACCGGGACAGAACATGGATATTTTCCCCGGCAAAATCTTCCGTCGCCAGTCTGGTGTTACCGGAACAGCCATTAACGGCTTGAAGTTTCCGAACACGGCGGGGGAAAACCTGCAGATGTACCAGATTAGTCGTCAGCTTGCTGATGAAGAGACGGGCATCCCATCAATCATGCACGGTCAAACAGGCGTATCTGGAACCGGACGAACCGCCGCTGGTCTCTCTATGTTGATGGGTTCTGCTGGTCTCTCCATGAAGACTGTCATCAAGAACATCGACGACATGCTCTTGAAGCCCTTAGGCGAAGCCTATTTCCAATGGAACATGCAGTTCAATGAAGATGCCGAAGATATCCAAGGCGACTTGGAAATCAAGCCTCGCGGTGTTGCAGCCGTGATGCAAAAAGAGGTTCGCACACAACGCTTGACATCCCTGTTGCAAACCGTTGCGAACCCGATGCTGGCACCGTTCATCAAGATACCTAACCTGATGCGGGAACTAGCTATCTCCCAAGATATCGACCCAGACAGCCTAGTCAACGATGCCAACCAAGCACAACTCTACGCACAGATGTTAAAAGGAATGATGGCAAATGTACAGCAAGGAACAGGCGAAGCTGGTGGGGCCGCTGCTGGCCCAGCCGCAGATATGGCAGGGGCTGGAGGCGTATCTCCAAGTCCTGAAGGAACAGACTTACAGGGGTCTGGTAACGGCACAATCGGAGTCGGAACTGCGCCAACTGCAGGGGAAAGCGGCTTTACTGGAAACCCTCCTTCAACTGAAGGTTAACCACGAGGCAATTGTAAAAAATGGCTGAAGCACTAACTAAAGAACAGTATCTGTCTGGTAATATTGATTATGGTAGCCAGTATTATGGCCTATACGATTTGGGAACGTGGACAGGGGTTGACGTGGACCCTGTGGACACAGGCACAGCTTCTGATAATGGTAGGGATGACACACGCCCAGATGTCTTCGACAAGAACCTAGCTGGCGACCCCATGTACAGCATGACGTTCGGTGTTCCATCTTCTTATACATCTGGCTATTCCTATCAAAAGCCCAAAGACCGCGTAGATTTTAATTTTTCTGGTAAGTCTGTTTTTGCAACAGCAATAGGTGCTTTGGGCGGGATACCCGGAAAAATAATGGGTTCCTTTATAACGGGTGACACAGTAACCAATGCTTTTGGTCACGCAAGTATGCGGCCTTCCGGTCCTTTGGGTTTTGTAGCCGATAAGGTTCACGAAATTCAATACGACGACATGAATAAAATCGCTGCAGCAATCGGGTCTGGGTCATCCCTAACTGGTTTTGCTATAGATTTTGGAACCGGTGGAATTACCCGTGCGCCGGGTTCCTTGACCTATACAGGAAATATGCGAGGTCTTTCACAAGAAGATGCTATTCGGCTAGAGGCTCTGTCTAAGGGTTTTGTCCCTAGGAGCTACAGCATGAGTAAAGAAACAGGCCAGACTTTTAAACAGGCTGGCTGGATGGCTATTGGTTATGATACCCAAGGAGATGGCGTTACCGCAGGACTTCCAAGCGGCTTCTATACATCTAGCGGAAACTTTTACAACCCAGCCACGGGACAAACATCGTACTACGGCAGTACCAAACATGCAAACGCTCTAGCTAACGCTTCTGGCCTCACTCGCGCACAAATAGACGCAGCTTTACAAAAAGCCCGCACAGGGGCTATGACTCTGGAAGAAGCCATTAAAGAGCAACAGCAAAGCTATGAGGGTTATGATGTTAGTGCCGGTGATGGCGACACCACTCCTCCGGGGGGTGATTTCTCTGGCATTGCTTCGACAAAGCCCGGTATGAATTACGACTATTATAACACGTATGATGATGACGACACCAGTACACCTTCTACCCCTGATACGCCATCAGAACCAAGTCGCCCATCAACCCCACCGGGAATTGGTCCCGGACCTGCTACACCTTCTGCACCAGATTGGGGTGATAACAATAATGACAACAGTAACGACAATAGTAATGATGGTCCCGGCGGCGGAACCAGCGATGGTGCAGGCAATGCAGATGGTTCTGTAGGTGATGGCTACGGGGGCGGTGATGCTCGCGGAGGCATGATTACCCACGGCAGACCGCAAAACAGAAACGCCTACGCCTTCGGAACCCCGCCAGCAGGGGTACAAGCCTCACAGAGCGGTTTTATAGACGCTCCGCCATCACAGGTCACGGACGGGGCTAAAGTCGCTGACGACCGCCCTATGAAGGCTAAAGAGGGTACTTATATCATAAATGCCGCCGCTGTAGAGTATGCAGGCGAGAAAGACATCCGTAAAATGATTATGGATGCCCAAAAGGAAGCGGTTCGCAGGGGTCTTTCAACGGAAGACTTTGAGCGGCATTCAAACCTGATTGACATTGCGGTGTCGAGTGGTGAAGTGACTATCGCCCCACACCTAGTAAAGATTATAGGCGAAGACCGCCTAGAAAAGATTAATAAACGAGGCATTCGGAAAACCGAACAGCGCATTGCACAGAACGGACAGCAGCCTGTCCAAGCAGCGCGAGGTGGTTTCCTAGCCTAAAGAATCCGCTGGCTACCCACGAACCCGTGGCCCCAGCACAACCGGAGCGGCTACCCACAGCCATGTGGCCCCGCAAGTGAGGTAAATAAAATGGCAAAAGCAAGAGGCCACCGTGCCAACAAAGCAAACGACTCTTTTGGAACCGTCAACAACGAAAACTTATATCGTGGAAAGTACCGCGATGAAGTTTACCAAGACGAAGAAGATGAGGCGGGTGTAGAAGCCCAAGAAGATGCTGACCCTGCAGAAAAAGAAGCGGCTACTCAGCAAAAGCAAGCGGGCGATAGTTTCGTGGAACAAAAGAAGGAAGCTTCGGACGACCACGACTACAAAAAGCGGTATGACGACTTGAAACGTCATTATGACGACAAGGTAAACGAGTTCAAAAGTGAAATCGAAAACCTTCGCCAGACAATGACGAACCATGCGGCGGAAATGCCACGAGGCGTAACTCCACCGCGAACACAAGAGGAACTGGAAGAGTTCAAGGAACGCTATCCAGATGTCTTCGAAGTTGTTCAAACAGTTTCAAGCATGCAGACCGAAACACAGGTTGCAAAACTACGTGAAGAACTAGGTTCGATTAAAGAACGGGAACAAGCCCTAGAGAAGAAAAACGCCTACGAGCAGCTTCTCAGATTGCACCCTGACTTTAATGAAATCAAAACGGACCAGCAGTTCCTTTCATGGCTAGAAGAGCAGCCAAGCTCTATTGCAGAAGGTATCTACAAGAACAGTACCGATGTGAAATGGGCGGCACGGGTCATAGACCTCTACAAAGCCGACACAGGCTTAACGACTACCAAGAAGAAAACCAAGTCTGCATCTGCAGCAGAAGCCGTAACAAAAACCCCAGCACGGGAAATCAAGGCTGAAACTACAGACGGTAAACGGATTTGGAAAGCTTCACAAATCGCCAAGATGAAAGCGCACGAGTTCGAAAAGCTGGAAAGCGAATTGGACGCGGCACGGTCTGAAGGGCGAATCGACTTCAACTCTTAGAATAAACCTCAAAATGGAAGGAAAAGCAGATGGCTTTTAATCGCGCTGCAGGTTACAATAACCTGCCTTCCGGTAACTTTACACCGGAAATCTTTAGCCAGAAAGTCCTCAAGTTTTTTCGTCGCGCTTCGGTTGCTGAAGACATCACGAATACTGATTACGCTGGCGAAATTGAGAACTTTGGCGATACAGTACGTATCATTAAAGAACCTACAATCACAGTAAGTGCCTACTCACGTGGCTCTGTGGTTAACCCACAAGACTTGGCTGACGACCAGACAACTATGGTTGTTGACCAAGCAAACGCATTTGCGTTCAAAATAGATGACATCGAAGAGCGTCAGTCTCATGTTAACTTTGAGGCACTGGCTACTTCTTCAGGTGCATACTCTTTGAAGCGCAAGTACGACTTCAACGTTCTGCAAGCAATTGCTAACGGTGCTGGCCTTGCCGGTGCTGACGACGCATCACTTGCTGGTGGTCTGTTGAACACCAACACTGCTCTGGGTACTGCTGGTACACCAATTGCAGTTCACACTGCTCCAGACAACGCTGTCAACCTGATGCTCGAAATGGCAAAAGAACTTGACGAGCAGTCTGTTCCAGAAGAGAACCGTTGGTTCGTTGCTTCTCCTGCTTTCTACGCCAAGCTGTTCTCAGCCGGTGCAAAGTTTGCAGAAGTTCAGGTAACTGGCGACGGCACTTCACCATTGCGGAACGGTCTTGTAATGCAGGGTCAGATTGCTGGCTTTAACTGCTACAAGTCAACTGCTCTGGTAGCAGGCGGCACAGATGCAATCAGCATCTCTGGTGTTGCTGCAGCAGATGGTGAGTCTGTTGTTTTGGCTGGTCACATGTCAGCCGTTGCAACTGCATCTCACATTGCAAAAACCGAAGTAGTTCGGTCAACTGAAACCTTCTCCGACATCGTTCGTGGTCTTCATGTGTTTGGACGTAAAGTCCTTCGCCCAGAAGCACTCGTTCGCGGTGTTGTAGATACAGTAGCGTAAGGGGGACTGAGATATGCCTTTTCAAATTGCAAACGCTGGTACTACTGGCTACAGTGCAAAGGGTCCAAATGTCAAAGTCCTGAGTCAAGTTGTTGACTTGACAGATTCTGACTTCAGCACCCTTGCTGCAACAGACACCATCGAGGTGCTTTCAGTTCCTGCAGGTTCAATTGTACTGTCAGCAGGATACGAAATCCTAACCGTAGGTACTGGTACAGGTACATTGTCGCTTGGCGACGGTGCTGACCCAGACCGTTACGTTGCTGCTGTTGTACAAACTGCTGCGGGACAAAAAGCTGCTTTGGCAACTAACGTTCCACATCTGTACGCTGCAGCAGACACCATCGACCTCTTGAGTGCAACTGCTGTTTGTAACTCAAAAGTCAATGTATGGGCTGTTATTTGCGACTGTAACAACGTCGAAGATAACATGCTTGTCACATACAACGACAACACATAATCTACCGTCGGGGGGCAGGGCAACTTGCCCCCTTGACATCTTTTTTGTTTTATGATATAAGCAATAACCTTTGCCGGGGGTAAACCCTATGACCATTGAATATCGTGGAGAAACGTTCGCAGGATATAACAAACCAAAGCGAACCCCAAAACATCCTACTAAAAGTCACGTAGTTCTTGCCAAAGAAGGCGACACTATCAAGATGATTAGATTTGGCGAACAGGGTGCCAAGACTGCTGGTAAACCCAAAGCCGGTGAGTCAGAGCGGATGAAAAAGAAACGTGCAAGTTTCAAGGCCCGTCACGCTGCGAACATAAAACGTGGTAAGTTATCCGCAGCATATTGGGCAGATAAGGTAAAGTGGTAACATGCTAAACTTATTAATTGGACCCGTAGCCGACTTAGCCAGCACTTGGTTGAGCGGCAAAGTAGAAGAAAAGAAAGCCCAGTCTGCAACGAAGGTAGCTATGGCACAAGCTGAAGCTGTTGTCATGCAAAAGAAAGCTACCGGAGAGATTGATTGGGATTTGGAGATGGCTAAAGGTAGTCAGTCCTCGTGGAAAGACGAGTGGCTCACTATCTTATTTAGTATCCCGCTAATTTTAGCTTTCGTTCCCGGTATGGAAGACGTGGTAGCAAATGGATTCGCACGACTCAACGAAATGCCTGAATGGTATCAATACTCACTTGGAGTTATCGTTGCGGCTTCTTTTGGAGTTCGTTCGGCAACTAAATTCTTCGGTAAAAAATAATGGCTGCAGAAAAGATACTTGAATGGAAACTCCTACCAAGATTTATGATGCTCGTAATGACGCTGATGAGTTGGCGTGTCGTCGAGTGGTTTATGTCCTTACCAGAACCCAGTGCAGCACAGGCTGGTTTAGTATCTGTTGTAACTGGCGCAATGACCGGAGCGTTCGCTGTGTGGATGAACCACGAGGGAAAAAATCCCGGTCAGTCTAACCATCGTATTACGGAGTCACGGAAATGAAATACAATACTTCGCATTTCCTAGATAAACTTATCGAACACGAAGGTATGGTCCTGACTGTTTACGAAGATAGCTTGGGCATCGATACTATAGGTATCGGTCGCAATCTCAAAGACCGGGGAATCACCAAAGAAGAACTAGATTACATGGACATCCCCAATATGGGCATAGTCTATGACCACGGTATTACCGAAGCTGATGCACGGTATCTTGCCCTCAACGACATTCGCATCGTAGAGAACGAACTCTGTAAAGTTCACCCGTGCGTAGAAAACCTCGACTCTGTTCGCCAATTAATTCTCATGGACATGGCATTCAATATGGGTGTCCCCCGGCTGTGTAAGTTCAAGAATATGTGGAACGCTATCCACGAAGGTCGGTTTGATATTGCCGCGATAGAGATGATGGATTCGCGGTGGGCACGGCAGGTCGGTAGACGGGCTGTTAAACTTTCAGACGCTATGAAAGCGGGAGAATTTTAAAGTGGGAAAAGCTGTGGTTGTTAAAGGCAAGGCTAAAGTTTGGGACCAAACCCAAAAGCCTGACACATCTCTTTGGGAACAATTAGGGATGAGTTCTAATAAGGGCCGAAAAGCTGCGGATAGTGCTGAAAAATCTTGGTACGAAGAACTGGGTATGAGTGTTAAAAAAGCTTACGAAGATTGGAAAAAAGACTGATGCCCCTAACAACTAAAGGTAAGAAAATCATGTCTAACATGAAACAAACCTACGGGGGTAAAAAGGGTGAGCAAGTCTTCTACGCAACAGCCAACGCCGGAAAACTTAGCGGCGTGGAGAAAAAGCAAGAACTCAAGAAAGGCGGGAAAGTTGCAAAAACTAGCAAACCGTCGAAGTCTAAAGCGAAGAGCAAGAGTCGAGTTAATGAAGCTGGCAACTACACTAAGCCAACCTTGAGAAAGCGACTTTTCGAACAGATTAAGGCCGGTGGCAAGGGTGGCAAACCCGGTCAGTGGTCAGCCCGTAAAGCACAGATGTTAGCCGCAGCCTATAAGAAGGCGGGTGGCGGGTATCGCGACTGATGGAAAAGCAAATTATTACGGGTTTGATGGCTATTATGATTGGCCTTGCTGGTTGGAACCTGAAAACAACCCACGACTTAACTATCACTGTTAGCAATATGCAAGTTAGTCACGCAGACAAGGACGCTATCCAAGACATGAAGATGGCTATCCAAAGACTAGAACTGTTGTTGTTGCAGGACCAATGATTGAGTTCGTTCTCACTGTTTACATGGGTGCAACTCTCATCGACCAGACCCAGCGGTTCGCAGATATTGACAAATGCCTATACTTTGCAGAACGGTTGTCTAACCAACGACCAGTCCCCGTAGGAGATAGCAGACGAATTAAAATAACAGCGGTATGCAAACCAACACCAAAATGAGGAAGCTATGGACCCAATTACCGCTATCACTGTTGCAACCACAGCCTACAATACAATCAAAAAAGGCATACAGGTAGGCAAAGAAATTGAGTCGATGTCCGGTGATTTAGGTCGCTGGATGAACGCCATCTCCGCCGTGAAGACTAGTCACAGCAAAGCCAAAGGACGTAGATTTGGCAGTGTAGAGGAAGAAGCCCTAGAGACGTTCGCAGCCAAGAAAAAGGCTGAACAGATGGAAAACGAACTTCGCAATTTCGTTATCGGGCAGCACGGTATGAATGCGTGGCAGGAAATCATACGAATACAAGGCGAATTGCGTAAGAAACAAAAAGAAGCGGAGATTTTAGCCGCCCAGAAACGCGACGAGTTAATTTATAATTTATGTATGCTGGGATTAATCGTCCTTTTTATCTCTTTAATTTTACCTATACTATGGGTAGTCATACAAAACATTTGACACAGACAGGTTTATCTTCTATAATAAGTCAAGAGGAGAACCCATGCGTCAGTTAGCTATAGAAGCCCTAAGACATAAATACGAGGCACAGAAGAAGAATGCGGAATACACTTTTAAACATTGTACAGACAATCTCGAACGGCTTAACGCTGCTTTGGGAGAGTGGGTTGACGCAAATCAAAAGCTTGATGCAATGGAAGAAATCGAGGATGACATCGATTTTTATTAAGTACCTTGCATTGGGTTTGCTAAATACTGGCAAGCCTTTTACTCGTGTAGGCAATTGGTTCTGGAAGAAGCACCGCGACGTGTTTAATTGGGACAAGTAATGGCACTTCGCAAACCACAACGTAGTTTGAAGGCTTGGACAAATCAAAAGTGGAGAACCGCAAGTGGAAAGCCATCCACACAGGGACCCAAAGCAACCGGAGAACGTTATCTACCGGCAAAAGCAATCAAAGCGTTATCGAAGGAAGAGTATGCGAAAACCACTGCTGCTAAAAGAAGAGCAACTAAGGCTGGTAAGCAAGTCTCCAAACAACCCAAGAAAATCGCTAAAAAAGTACGTCCTCATAGAAAAGTAAAATAAATGTCCATCACCTCGTATCCAAATGTAATGACGTTCAGCGG